TTGGTTTAAAGAGTGGCCAACAACCTTTACTAATAATTTAAGTGTTTGAGGGTCTAAACCTCTAAATTCTTTTAAATCTTCTAAAGCATTTAATGTTAAAGCTTCAGCATTGTTAAATAGTTTTACTTTCATATTAATTTTAATTTAGTATTAATTCGATACTAATTTAATCATAATTTATGACACTACAAAATAAAAGTTATCTTTTTTTACTTATTTATTTATATTTTTTTGATTTACAAAGATTTACTTTTTATTTTTTCCTTAAATCGTTTTTTATCCTGGAGGATCGGGCAGGGGTAAACAGGGGGCAGACCTTCCTCCAATCGTTGGAAGTTGTGGGACATGACAAAGAGACAGGGAAAATTTACAGCTGTAACCTGTCAAGGTGGCACAAAAATAAACGGCAAAAAATTAGAACAAAGGCATAGAGATTGCAAGGGGGGTCTGCAAAAATTTTTGACTTTGCAAGATTGCGAACGCGCGCAGATTGTATATATTACCCAAACACTCTAAACGTCTCAAAAAAAATTGTAACTTTGCATATGGGATGGGAACTAGAAATCCACAACAGAATCAATATCGGTTTTGCCCTAGGCTGGTCTTACTACGGTAAGGACGAAGAGCACGATTGGGTAGAGCTAAGTATTTATCTAGGACTTATTTCAATAATAATAAAATATTAGTATGAGAAATTTTAAAGACTTCAACAAAGCAATTACAACAGGGTTACCAAGTGACTTCGTTGATGGATTGTATGTGCAAAATGGTAGACTTATTAATGATCGGCCAAACAGCATGATGGGTATAGAAAAAGCTGCCCAAATAAAAAAGATGATGAAGACGGAAAAGAATATCGAGCAGATCGCTGAGGGTATCCGCAGAGCTCAAATGCTCGAAAGATTTATGGATTAGTTTTCATATAGTTGGTTTTAGTGTGACAGAAAGCTGCTCTTTTGAGTGGCTTTTTGCGTTTTATGTTGAAAGTCAACATATTTATGTTGAAAATATTTTTTTTCAACATGGAGTTAACTTATTGATTATTATATATTTATCTCTTTATTTTTATTGATTATGTTGAAATGTTAAAAAAGAGTAGAGATTATACACAGAAAAAAAAGTAAAATATATTTTTTTATATAGTAAGTATGGGAGAGGTAAAATCAACATATTAACATATAATATTTTTTACATTTATTTTATTTAATAAACTTAATTTATATATTTGGTATGAATTGAATTAAATTAAATGGAAAACACTGGAGGGTACTCTCCCAAAGACCTTCACTTTAACGACCAGGCTAGGCAAAAGCTAATAGCTGGAATAGAAAAAATATCAAAAGCAGTCAAGTCTACTCTTGGCCCTATGGGCAACACTGTTTTAATAGAATCACAAAATCACACACACGGAATAACAGTTACCAAGGATGGTGTAACTGTAGCTAAATCAATTCAATTATTAGATCCGGTGGAAAACTTAGCTGTGAGAATGATGAGAGAGGCAGCCTCACGTACAGCTGCTAATGCAGGAGACGGTACAACAACGGCTATTGTTCTGACAGAGGCTATTGTCAAAAGCGGCCTTACTCATTTAGAAAACTGCGATAACAAAACACAAGTCTTTAAGGACATGGTCTCTCTTACGGAAGGGGTCGTGAAAAGTCTTTCAAAGAGAAGTACCCCAGTGAGCGATAAAAAACTTTTAGATGTAGCTACCATATCTGCAAACAATGATGCTGATGTTGGAAAAATTATAGCCCAGACCTATAAGTCAATAGGTAAAAATGGAATTGTAACTGTTGAAAAATCAGATGGCAGCGAGACGGGGTTTGAAACCACCCAAGGTATAAAAATAGATAGAGGATATTCTTCTCCACTGTTTATTAATAATCAAAAAAAAGACGAGTGTATTATGGAGGATGTAAATGTTCTAGTATCTGATGCAGAGATAAACAATATACTTGTAATAGAAAATATTTTAAAACCAATCATCAATGAGGGAAAGAAACTTTTGATGATAGCTCCGTGTTCGCAGCAGGTAGTAAATACACTGGCTGCAAATGTGATGAAAAACTCTTTGAAGCTCTGCGCTATTATACCTCCATCATTTGGATATAAACAGCACGAGCTCATGCAAGACATAGCCGTCTCGGTAGGGGCGACTTATTTTTCAGAGAAAACAGGAGATGACTTAAGCATAATGTCATTTAGTGACCTAGGAAAAGCAAAGAAGATAATAGTGGGAAAAGATTCTAGTATAATACTAAAAGATAACAAACATATTAAAAAAGAATTAATAGACGAGAGGGTAAAGCAACTCTGGGACGCTCATTCCGTAACAGTCAAAAAAGCTGACAAAGAGTTCATACTTTCTCGTATAGCATCACTCACCGGTGGTGTGGGAGTCATCTACGTGGGAGGCAACACCGATCTTGAACAGAAAGAGTTGTTTGATAGGGTAGATGACGCAGTGTGCGCAGTCCGTAGTGCCCTAGAGGAAGGAATATTACCTGGGGCTGGACTCGCATTATATCAAGAGGGTCTTTTAATGGAGGGCAGCAAAAGTTCCACAAAAAAAATCGCCAAGGCGATTTTAGGGGGAGCACTTCAAGAACCACTCAAACAAATCCAGAAAAACGGAGGAGTCAAAAACAAAAGAGTATACAACGAGAAAAATATCGGGCTTGATGTAAAAACAAAAAAAGAAGGTGACCTTATTGAGATGGGGATTATTGACCCGATGAAAGTAACAAAGCAGGCACTTCAAAATGCAGTGAGTGTAGCTGTGACAATATTATCAACTAACGCTATCGTTACTATGGCAAGAACCTATGAAACTAATTAAATTTACACTCGTATGGATAAGCCAAAACCTAGCAATACCTTTTTGGATAGTAGGCCACATACATCTATCCATACATAGCTTTCATGATATAGTAGAAATACTATCATCAGTAGCTATGAATATAATTGTGGCAATAGGATTTTTAATAGATTATAAAAAAAATGGATAAAACAATTAGAAGACAAAGAGCTAATAAATATTTTGCAGCTCGAGGTATCAACCCAAACTCCCGAGGAGAACTAACTAGAATGTTAGATATTAACCCAGCTATGAGCTGGAGTAAAGCTACTGACTCAGTCATTACTTATAACTGTGTCATAGAGGTAGAGGCGTTTTTATTTTACATGCACCTGACTATTACATTTACAGATAGCGCGGGAAAAACACATGTTTTTGAAGGAGACTCTGGCGGAATTGGTCTGGGTGATATAACTAGCGACGGTATATTATATTTTGGAAACCAAGAGACTTTGCTTAAGGCTACTACATTTGGCGTTGCTTTTGCAGCTGAGGATGGCGGCGTTATTCAGGTTACATGGGGAACAAGCGGTAATGCCTCAGCAGTAGGTGTTGGAGAAGGGGGTGGAGCTTTCGGAGGCAGCGGTCATTGGACTACATCATAAATGAAACCTATAGGGAAAAATATTATCATAAAAACAATTGATGAAGAGATTAAAACTTCTTCAGGTCTGCTTCTTAGTTCAGAAGATACCAACCAACTAAGATACAAAAAAGGTGTGATAATAAAAAGTGGTACTGAGGTTTCTGTTTTAGATGAAGGTGATTTTATTTTTTATGATAAAAGATCTGGGTACTCTATGATAATAAATGATGAGCCCTTTACAATTATTCAAGAGAAAGACGTCGTTGTTGTCTTATAGCGGCGTTCATCTCTAGTATCATGTTTCTGTAAATTTTATCTGAATATTTTACATTTTTAGCAAACATCGGATTGCCAGATAAAGATGTTGGGATTTCCTGACCTGATAATTTTTTATATATACCACTGATAACCCTATCGGTTTTAAATGAAATACAATACAAAGACTTTCTAGTCTTTTTGCGGTTACGAAAAACTTCTATCCAGCCTTCTTTGTAGAGGCGATTAAATCTTTCTTCATCCCATGAAAGTAGGTTGTCAAACTCTTCAAACTTTTCTTTTGAAAATATATCTTCACTGTAGAGAAACAAAAGCATATCTAGGTCTGCTGTAGTAAGACCATATTTTTGTTTTATAAAGTATCGAATGACTCGCCAATATTTTAGGCAATCGTTTACTTTTAATTTCATTTGATTAGATTTATTATCTTTGTAAAAATAACATTATTATGCCACATATAAAAGGACACTTAAAAAAAGCAATGGATAGCATACCAATGAGAAACGCTATGATAAGGAAATTAGATAGTATATATGGAGTTAATCCTGATGGATTTCCATATAGAAAAGATACAGGCACTATGGTTCCTCCTTACAAACAAACTAAATCTGATAGTGTGGTGGTAAAACCAAAAAAGAAAAAAAGAGGAGTATGATCCAAAAGAGTTCTCTACAGAATAACAAATACAATTACAAGTGCCCAAAGGGAAGCACTAAAGATTTCCCTAATTTATTAATTTATAAAAAAAGTAAATATGCCAACAGTTAAATTTAAAGGTGGAACAAAGACTTTTCCATACAACGCAGTAGGAAAAGCACAAGCTCACACATTTGCAAAAATGATGAAGGGTAAAATGACTAACAATCCAGGCTACGGTATGGAGAAAAAAATGGGTTCTGGTTACTAATGGCCAAGAAAAAAACAGGACGTAAAAATAAAATTTGTCCAGCTGGTATAGCGTGGGCTAAAAGAACTTTTGATACTTACCCATCAGCTTATGCAAATATGGCTGCAAGTAAATATTGTAAAGACCCTAATTACGCAAAAAAAGCAAAAGGAAAATCATGAGTAAAATGAATAAAAAAGCTCGAAAGGGCAAGAGAAATAATTTTGGTATGCTAAGCGTAGAGGCTGGCATCGATAACAATCCAGGTATCACTTATGCAGATAAAATAGCTGGTGCAAAAATGAAAAAGTAATGGACGCAAAAAAGCTAAGAGAAATTTCTAGTCAATTAAAAAAAGCATCTGCTCTGCATAAAGCACAAGCAGGTAAAATTGACAGGTTAATTAAGCAAATGCCAAAAATGAATGGCAAGAAAAAGTAATGAGTGAGCTTAAAAAATGGAGAGAACAAAAATGGGTTCGAATAGGAACTGACGGCTCTATACTTGGAGCGTGTGGAACTAGTAAAGATAAAAAGAATCCAGATAGATGTTTACCTCTAGCAAAAGCTCGAAGTTTAACAAAGTCGCAGAGGGCGGCAACTGCAAGAAAAAAGAAGAGGGCAGGTAGAAGAGGAAGAACTGTTGTGGCAAATACTCCCGCTGCAAAAGTAAGAAACACATAATGGCAGATAAAAGTACAATGGCTTGTAACAAGCCAATGAAATCTGATAGACCAGGTAAGAAAAAAATGGTTAAAGCTTGTTCGGGTGGACAAGAAAAATTAATTCATTTTGGTGCTACTGGATACGGTCATAATTATTCTGCTGCAGCAAGAAAAAGTTTTAGAGCAAGACATAAATGTGGGCAAGCAAAATCAAAGCTTACTGCTAGGTATTGGTCATGTAAAACATTATGGTCAGGGCCAGGAGGATCAACTAAATCTTCTCCAAAAAATAGACAAGGAAAATATTAGTATCTTTGTATAAATTTAAATTTTAAAATTATGAAACATTCACAAGGTTATAACGCAAGACTAGATGAATCTCTAGGAATGAAAGATGGCGCAGCATCTACAAAAACTCAATCTATGAAAGCTAGAAGAGACGAAAGTGCAGCGATGTCAAAAAAATTATATGGACATAAGTATGGCGGAGACCATTCTATGGTTTATGAATCTCATGGAGAAAAAGGAAGTGTAAAAGCACACCTTTCATCTTTAATTAAGAAGTAATGGCAGAAAAAGCATTTCCAATGATTAAGGAAAAGAATCAGGGCAAGTTTACTAACTGGGTTAAGAAGAATATGCCTGGAAAGTCTACTTGCGCTGCCGCTTCTTCAGTCATGAAAAACAAAAGTAAATACACAAAAAGAGTAGTAGCGATGGCTAACTTCGCTAACAACTTTGGTTGTAAAAAATAATATATATGAAAAAATTAGGAGCTTGGCTTATTAAAACAGCACACTCAATCGCAAGATGGTGGAATAATTTAAAACACACAGTTAAGTGTAATTGGAATAAAGTAATCTACGCAATTAGTTTTGCGATGGATGACTGCGGAGATGGACAAACAATATGTACTTGTAAAAAATGAAATCAAGAGGACTAGGAGACAGCATAGAAAAATTTACTAAATTTACTGGAATTAAAAAAGCAGTGAATACAGTATCAAACGCAACGGGAGTTCCATGCGGATGTGACGAAAGACGTGACAGCCTTAATAGAATTTTCCCTTATAATAGATAAAAAATGGCATACCAAAAATTACAAGCAGGAAGAGCATGGCAAGTTAATAATAGCGATAACACAGATATACCCAACATTGGTATATCAGGGCCATCAGGTAGCACTACAAGTGGTAGCGCAACACAACTTATAGATTCATCAGCAACATTTTTAACAAGCGGTGTAAAACTAAATATGATTGTAGTAAACACAACTGATGGTACTCAAGCTGTAGTTATTGGTATAGATGATGACAACACGCTTACAGTTTCTGCAAACATATTTGCAGTAAGTGGAAAAAACTATGAAATTTACGGAGAGAATGAAGAGGGCTCAGTATTGTATATTGGTACAGCTGGAAATTTAAAAGTTACTACGGTAGCAGGTGACGATGTAACATTTCAAAATTTAACAACAGGATCATTTTTTCCTGTTCAGGTCAAAAAGGTATTTGCAACAGGAACGTCTGCTTCAAATATTATAGCTTTGTGGTAATAGTAATAGCAATAATAATTTAATATGCCATCATTTATTGCCATAGGAAACTGGATAGGAATGAGAGAAGCGGGACTCCCGCCTTTTTCAAGTGACGAAATAATAACAGAACTTGGAGTTCAAATGGTAACAGAATTAAACAGTGAAGATATATTAACAGAATAAAAATTAAAAAATGGCAGTAAAGTTTTCTCAATTCACCACAGCATCCTCTTTATCTGATATATCACACTTAGTTGGATATAAGGGAACGGATAACGTACAAATCACACCCAGCTTATTAGCAGGAACAACTTATACTATTGATGTTCCTTCAGCAACTACTAATATTAACTTAGCTGGTAGTGATTCAACAAACGATGCAATAACTTTAACAGGTGGTACAGATATTACATTAACAAGAACAAGTGCAAGCGAGATAACAATTGCATCAACAGCTTCAGGAGATACTTATACACTTCAAGCTGGAACAAAAGCTGGAAGTAGTGTTCCGCTACAATTAGATGCTGCCGCTGGTACTGATTCAACAGTAAACCTAACAGAGGGAACAGGAATTACTTTAACACAAAGTTCAGCAACTGAAATTACGATTGCTTCTGCCGCAGGTGTTACAATAACAAAAAATCAATTTACGGGAAACAACTCTACGACAGCATTTACCTTATCGGTTACTCCAACAGGTGCTGCTAATCTTAACATATTTATAAGCGGTGTATATCAAAATTCACTTGATTCAAGTGGATCGGCAAACTATACAGTTGCAGGAACAACCTTAACTTTCGCAACAGCGCCACCAACAACCGCAGCAAATGGAATTGAAGTAGTAATAACAGCATAAAACTTAACTCATGGCAACAAACAAAGTAACTACAAACTTTATAGACATGAGTGGTAACACTGGAGGTCTAGTGTGGGCTAAGGGAACGACAGCCGAGAGACCAACAGGAGTTGCTGGAGATGTTAGATTAAATACTACAGATAGCAGACTCGAATACAAAGACAACGCAGACTGGAAAAGATTCTCTGAAGGAGCGGCATCACCTAGCGTAGATTTTCAAGCTGACTTTTTAGTAGTCGCTGGAGGAGGTTCTGGTGGAAATACCTACGGAGGTGGAGGAGGAGCTGGAGGACTTAGAACATCTTTTGGTTCAACTTCTGGTGGAGGTGGCTCAGCAGAGTCTAAAGCAAGTATATCTTTAAGCACTTCGTATACTGTAACAGTAGGTGCTGGAGGAGCTGCTCCAGGATTAAGTTCTTCATTTATACAAGGTATAAGTGGCAGCGATTCAGTTTTTGCTGCAATCACATCTACAGGCGGAGGTGGAGGAGGAACTTTTGACAATTCTGGTACACAATTTGGTGATGGTAAAGTTGGAGGTTCTGGTGGTGGTGGTGGATATACCAACTATGTTGCAGGAAGTGATTATGTAGGTGCGGGAGGTGCAGGAACAACTAATCAAGGTTTTGCAGGTGGGTCATCAAATGGTTCATCACAAAATCATCTGTTTGGGCCTGGAGGTGGTGGTGGAGCAGGAGCTATAGGAACAAATGGAAACAACACTTTAGGTGGAAGAATTGGTGGAGCTGGTGGTGCTGGGTACGCTGTAAGTATAACTGGTTCATCTGTAACATACGCTGGTGGTGGAGGTGGTGGAAGTGAAGGAGGAGATGGTGGAGCTGGTGGAGCTGGTGGTGGTGGAGCTGGTGGTAGAGATACTCCCCTGCCTAAACAGGGAGGAACAGCTGGGACTGCAAACTTAGGAGCTGGTGGTGGTGGAAATAACACAAACGGTGCTTCATACACTTCGGGTGCTGGAGGTTCAGGTATAGTAATCGTTAGATATCCAAATACCTATACAATAACAGTTGGAAGCGGATTAACAAGTTCAACCACTACAGATGGTAGTGATAAAATAACATCGTTTACTGCGGGTAGCGATACAGTAAGTTTTTATTAATATGGCACATTACGCATTTTTAAATACACATATAGAAAAAATTGATGAGGAAACAGAGATAATTACTTATACTGTTTCTAAAGTCATTACGGGAGTTTCTGAAATAAGATATGAAAAAGGAGATGAGAGTCATTTATTAGAGGGTTTAAAATTGCTTGAGGAAAGTAAAGAAGGAAAACAAGGAGAAGAATTAATTGCTATAGAAAATGAAATTAGAGAATATTTAGCGCAGTTAGACGACATACCAAAAGTTGAAATAGACGACACTGTCTACTGGGAAGGGTATTATGGAAAAGGCGGACTATGCAAAAGAACTTCTTACAACACAATTGGAGGTGTTCATTTACTTGGAGGTACACCATTTAGAAAAAATTATGCAGCGGTAGGTTATACTTACGATCCTGTAAGGGATGCGTTTTATGCTCCGCAGCCTTACGAGTCTTGGACTTTAAATGAAGAGTCTTGTCTATGGGAATGTCCTGTAGAAAAACCAGAGGGTGAATACTGGTGGAAAGAAGATACGACAGAATGGGTAGATTATTTGTATTTATCTCAACCATACAACTCAGAAGCGCCCTACCCAAGCTGGTCATGGAGCACTGAAACAGGATGGACAGCTCCAGTAGAAAAAGTAGAAGGAAAAAACAATTGGTGTGAAGAAGCTCAAGAATGGACAACGACTAATGTCGCTGGTTCAAAACCTTACCCAAGTTGGGTTGTAAAAGATGTTGAGGTAGGGGATGCTAAAATTTTAGTTTCCGAGTGGGCAGCACCAATAGATCATCCTAACGATGGAAATTCGTATATTTGGAATGAACAATCTTTAAACTGGATAGAGGAACTATAATATGGCAACAACAAAAGTAATACCAGCCGTACTAGATTTAAATGAGTCGACTTCAGAGAGTGGTCTTAAGATGCCTAGTGGGACAGAGTTAAATAGACCAACTGCTGTAGCTGGACAGATTAGAGACAATACAAATGAAACTTCTGAGGGGTCTGCTTCTTGTATGGAATATTATAAAAGCGGAGCTTGGCAAAAAATTAATAATGTTGCTCTGCCTATAGAATTTGGAATATCTTTATATTCGGGTAATGGCTCTTCTCAATCTATAACTGGATTAGGTTTTCAACCTGACTGGCTATGGTTTAAATGTAGAAATACAGGTGGAACAGACCATAATACCAGTGATACATCAAGAGGTGTTATGCAGGGTTTAAATCCAAACACAGATGCTGCCGGAGGAAACCAATCACCATTAGGAGTTACATCTTTTGATTCAGATGGATTTACAGTCAATGATAATTCAGGTGGTGGAGCAGGTGTTAACGGTAGTTCAAAAACTTATGTAACTTGGGCTTGGAGATTAAACGGCGGAACAACTAGTAGTAATGGAGATGGAGATATAACAAGCACAGTACAAGTAAATGCAGGAGCAGGTATTTCAATAACTACTTATCAAAATAATGGTAGTAATTCTGCAAGAGTAGGACACGGACTAGGTACAACGCCAAAAGTCGTTTTAATAAAAAAATATAGCACCACTGGAGCTTGGCATTATATGACAACTCAAATAGATGGTTCTTTTGATGATTTAATTTTAAATACAAATGCAGTAAAATCAGATTCTTCTTTAACAGCGCCGACATCAACAACATTTGCTGCTGAATCAGGAGGAAGTGGTGAAGATATGATTTGTTTCGCTTTTGCTGAAATATCCGGTTATTCTAAATTTGGAACTTATAGCGGTACAGGAAGTACAAACCCTATTACTGGATTAGGGTTTCAACCACAATGGGTTATGTTAAAATGTACATCTGCGACAGAAGATTGGGCAATATTTGACGCAAGCAGAGGAGCTAATACATTTTTAGTAGCTAATTCATCTGGAGCAGAGCAATCTTTTTCAGGATTTTCATTTGATTCAGATGGGTTCACTGTTCCGGGCTTAAGTGGAATGACAAATGGAAGTGGTCAAACTTATATATATATGGCTTTTAAATAAAAATTATGGCAACAACAAAAATTACATCACCGGATTTATTTGACTTAGGAAGTTTAAACACTGCTTTGAAGTTGCCTAGTGGTACAACAGCAGAAAGACCTACTAGTCCTTCTACAGGAGAATGGAGATATAACACGACTACTAACTTAATTGAGTTTTATGATGGGGCAGCTTGGAGAGATTTACAATCAGAAGCTATACCACCAATTCCAGATGAAAATTTTTCTATTGTAAATTGGACAGGTAACGGGTCGAGTCAATCGATAACAGGTGTTGGGTTTCAACCCGACCTTGTGTGGGTTAAAGAAAGAACTGCTACTAGTGGTAATGAATTATATGATAGCACTAGAGGGGCTACTAAATACATTCAGACGGATTCATCAGGTGCTGAAAGCACATCTGCTCAAGGTCTACAAAGTATTGACTCAGACGGATTTAGTGTTGGTAATGATGGAGCGGTAAATGAATCAGACAACATGTTTATAGCATGGTGTTGGAAAGCAAATGGAGGAACAACTGTTAGTAATGGAGAGGGAAGTATTACAAGTACAGTTCAAGCAAATAGTGCAGCAGGATTTTCTATTGTTCAATATGGTGGAACTGGCGCAGCAGCGACAATTGGTCACGGTCTTTCATCTGCCCCTGAACTAATATTTACAAAACAAACAACAGGTTCAACAGATTGGGTAGCTGGGTTTCAAGATTGGACTAAATATCTTGAACCTAATGGCACTCCCGGATTTAGAACTGCAAGTAGTGTTTGGAATGATACTGCTCCAACTAATACTGTTTTTTCAGTAGCAGCTAGTGGTGGTTCAAATACAAATGGTGGAACAAACATAGCATATTGTTTTCATTCAGTGACAGGATATCAAAAGTTTGGTGAATATACTGGTAATGGGAGTTTTCAGGGCCCTAGTGTTAACACTGGATTTGAACCTGCTTATATAATGATTAAAAGAGTTGATGACGTTGGTAATTGGCAGACTTTTGATTTTACAAGAGATCCTCAAAATCCCGCAACTAAACTTATGCAATGGAATACTAATGATGAAGTACAAAATTTACTGACCGGAGATTATGGAATATTAAATAGACTTAGTAATGGATTTCAAATTACTACAGGAACATCTTACACAGGAGATACTAATTTTAACGTTAATGGTGCTAACTATTTTTATTGGGCTATTGCTAAAAACGCCTCTACTTATACACCTACTACAACTGGAGCTTATAAAGGAATAACTTATACTGGTAACGGATACGGTGACTCTGTTTTAGACACTATAAATACAAGCGGACTCAGCTGGATTAAATCTATGAGTAATAGTTACGCAAATAGTATATTTGATTTAACTACTGGCCCACAGTTTAGACAAGATTCAGCAAGTACATCTACAAACTTTTTTCAAAGTGGAGGTGGGTATTTACAAAATTGGGGTAATGCTGCTTTCAATCTGGTAGCAGGGGCTTCAAACGCAGAAAATGTAAACGCAAACGGTATTACCTATATGTCGTGGAACTGGCAAGCAGCTGACAGACCAGCAATAAATACAGATGGTAGTCTTACATCTTTTGTAAACGCTAATCAAGCAGCCGGTTTTTCTTTTGTAAGATTTAAAGGAAATGAAACTGCTGGAGATACGCTTGGTCATGGTCTTGGTGGAACTCCTGAGTTTGCAATTTATAAACAATTAGATGGTACAAGAGAATGGACTTGCCCTTTGTTTTTTGACGCATCAGGTACGTATACGGTTTTAAATGATAACTCTGCTAAAACCACAGATACAGCAAGATGGAGCGCCGTCAGTTCAACAACAGTAACGATGAACGCAAGTCCGTTTACTAATGGGACTGGAAGCCCTTATTTAGCTTATTTCTTTAGGTCAATAACAGGATATTCACAAATAGGAAGTTATAGTGGAAGTGGAAGCGATGGCAATGCAGTTTCAACAGGTTTTGAACCTGCTTTTTTAATGGTTAAAAGAATCGATTCTACAGGAGGATGGCTTGTATTTGACAACACAAGAAACACTTCTAATCCAAGAAACAACAGACTTGAATGGAACGCAAACCAAGCAGAACAAACAGGTAGTGCGAGTAAGTTTGTTGATTTTAATTCTAGCGATTTTGAAGCAAATGGTTCGGATAGCGAACTTAATGCTTCGGGTGGAACTTACTTATATATGGTGTTTGCACAATCGCCTAAAACAGAAACATACTCTAGCGCTGGGAACATGTCTTTCTTATGTGTTGCTGGAGGAGGGTCAGGTGGACAAAACTACGGTGGTGGAGGTGGAGCAGGAGGTTTAAAAACCTCTGTTAGAAGAAACCCAACCAATGCTCCTGCTTCAGATATTATAGCTTTATCTGCCGGTACATATACAATAACTGTCGGTGGTGGGGCTGCAAGTGTAAATACTCTTAACACCGCAGGTTTAAAAGGTTCTGACTCTAGTATAGCTGGCCCATCTTTAACAACAATTACCACTACAGGTGGTGGTGGTGGTGGTGGTGGAAGCAATAAGCTTGGCCCATCAGGTGGTTCTGGGGGTGGAGGAGCTTATGGAAAACAAGCAAACAACCCTGGTATAGATGGTCAAGGACACACAGGAGGTATACAGCCAAACGGTGGTTCACCGTATACTAACGGAGGTGGTGGAGGAGCAGGCTCGCCAGGTCATAACGGGACTTCTACAAATGGTGGTTCTGGAGGAAGTGGAATGACAATTGGAATTACTGGTAGTGATGTAACATACGGTGGTGGTGGCGGTGCTGGATATGCTGTTGATTTATCAAAAATTGGAGGTTACGGAGGCCCTGGAGGCGGAGGTGATGGAGGAAGAACTGGAGCTAATGACAACGGTACAGCCGGAACAGCAAACACCGGTGGAGGTGGAGGTGGTACAGGTGGACAAAACTCTGGCTCTGCAGTTTCAGGAGCAGGAGGAAGTGGAGTAGTAATACTCAGGCTTTTAACTTCAGAATATAGTGGAGCAACTACAGGTTCGCCAACAGTTACAACAAGCGGAAGTGAAACAATACTAACATATACAGGTAGTGGAACGTATGTCCACAGTTAAAATTTAAATTATGGCACATTTTGCAGAACTTGACGAAAATAATATAGTAACTAAAGTTATTGTTGTACATAACAATGAGCTTATGGACGGTGAAACAGAAAGCGAAGTTAAAGGTGTTGGTTTTTGTGTATCTCTGTTTGGCGGCTCAAACTGGGTACAAACTTCTTACAATGGAAATATTAGAAAACAGTTTGCTGGAATTGGTTATACTTATGATGATACAAATGATGTATTTATTTCGCCTAAACCCTACACAAGCTGGACTTTAGACGATAGCTTTGATTGGCAGCCACCTACGGCAATGCCAGTTGATGATAAAAAATACGAATGGAATGAGGAAACTCAAACCTGGGATGAAGTAAATATAACTAACAATGAATAACTTTGAACCTACTTTTTTGGGAATAACAGTGTTTATAATATCAATAGTTGAAATTAATTTAGTTTTACAAGGACTATTATTAATAGCAACGTTTGTTTATACGATTTTAAAAATAAAACAACTTTTATCAAAAAAGTGAAATATTTTAGCAATGAAGAATTTGATTCGCCAGATTTTCCTGGCAGTGGGTCTCGTATGGATGACTCTTTCTTATTCATGCTCGACACTGCACGTCAAACTGCAGGAATACCATTCAGGATTAATTCAGGATATAGAACTCCAAAGCATAATAAAAAAGTGGGAGGTGCAGAGAACTCGTCGCATCTCAGAGGATTCGCTGCAGATATACATGCCGTATCTTCTGCCGAGAGATTCAGTATTCTATCCGCTCTTATACAGGTTGGATTCAATAGAATAGGAGTAAGCAATACATTTATTCATGTTGACAATGACCCTATTAAAACACAAAACGTAATTTGGACTTATGCTTAAACTATTAAAAAAATTATTAGGATTTAAAGACTCAGGAGATTTAGGTGGAATAGGAATGGAAATCAGAGAGCTCATTAAAGGCAAAGAGATAGATCCTCAAAAACTTATTGAAATGCAAACTGCTATAAACGAAATGGAGGCAAAGCATAGAACTATTTTTGTTGCAGGTTGGAGACCTTTTATTGGTTGGGTATGTGGGGTTGCACTGGCATATAATTTTGTATTAAGAGATCTATTGGTCTGGTGGGTAGGGCAAGACCAAGTTCCTCCAGCTCTACAAATGGAGCATTTGATGACAGTTCTTGTTGGAATGTTAGGACTTGGGGGAATGAGAACATACGAAAAATTAAATAACAAATCAAATTAGTGGCTCGTACTAAAACTTATGTATACTTAGAAAAACCTAAAAAAAGAAGACCAGGTATACATGCTAAAACTAAATCTTCTAAAGTTAAATCTTCAAAGTATTATCAAAAAAAATATAGAGGTCAGGGCAGATAATTTATTTATATCTTTGTATTAATTAAATTTAATCTAATGGATATTCGTAAAATCTCAATAGGATCAAACTATAAATCAGATGCTATGCATTATTTAGTTGGCCAAGAAGTATTAGGTGGAAAATATTTTATTCATTTAATTCAATATGTAGAGAAAAGCGATAGTATAAAAATTTGGATTCAAAATAATGGTGAAATATTACTTTGGAAAGAGTTTAATTCTCATATGCCAGTATCAATTGAATATAACATTAACTTTTAATGAGATCACCTTTTTATTTTATTGTAAAACCACTTGATGATAAAAGATACAATAATACCAAAAACATTCATGGTATAGATATTATTACTAGCACATCTGAAGAAAATTACATGGCATCTAACAGACAGGGTGTTGTTGTGTCTACTCCACTTGGGTATGAGGGTGAAATAAAAGTTGGGGATTTATTGTTAGTTCATCACAATGTTTTTAAATTTTATAATGATATGAAAGGAAGACAAAAAAGTGGTAAAAGTTTTTTTAAAGATGATTTATTTTTTATAGAAAACGACCAGTTTTTTATGTATAAACATAATGATAAATGGATTTGTCATGATAGATATTGTTTTGTAAAACCAGTAAAAGTTGAAGACTCTTTTATAATGAAGCTTGGAAAAGAAGAGCCACTGGTTGGTATTATGAAATATCCAAATAAATATCTATCTTCTCAAGGAGTAAAGCAGGGTGATAAAATTTCATTTAAACCTGACAGTGAGTATGAGTTTACAGTTGATAATGAAAAACTATATAGAATGTATGACCATCAAATAACATTGAAGTTATGAAGTCAGAGGATTTAAAAAAAGAAATCATTCATGCAGGGCGTAGAGCAGTTGAACAGCTTATTAAAGTAGCTAAAGAAGATATAATAAAGCCTGACCCTGATGATGAGTTAGCTGCGGATAGGTTAAAAAACGCAGCCGCTACCAAAAAGCTAGCTATATTCGATGCGTTTGAAATATTAAATAAAATTGATTCAGAGGAAGAAGTAATCAACTCTGGAGGACAAATAGACAAAACAAATACAAAACAAGGGTTTGCAGAAAGAAAGTCAAAATAATTTATATCATATAATTTATGATTACATACCTAAGGGTGTAATAGCAAAAAAGAATAAAGCTAAGACATGGGTTTACGGTTATAACGATAAATATGATGTAGTTGTAATAAGCAAGTCAGGCTGCATAGGTCTAATAATAAACATCAATGGTTTAGCTATTGCTCTACCTAAACAACCAGATAGTATTTATTCATCTCACTCCGATAAGAAAAAACAATTTTGGGTAAGAGAAGAATTACCAAGAGATTTGTCAAGAATAAATTCAATATTTCAGTGGAATGATCGCCCACCAGCATTTAAAAATAAATGGGTTGATTACATAGAAAAAGAATTTGATAGAAGAGAGTTAGGTTTCTGGTTTTATAATAATGGTAAAGCTACGTATTTAACCGGAGCTCATTATATGTATTTACAATGGACAAGTATAGATGTTGGATATCCTGATTACAGAGAAGCTAATAGAATATTTTTTCTTTATTGGGAGGCTTGTAAAGCTGATAAAAGATGTTTTGGTTTAGATTATCTTAAAATCAGGCGTTCAGGGTTTTCTTTTATGGGCTCATCAGAATGTGTAAACACAGGGACGCTAGCAAGAGACTCAAGAGTAGGTATTTTATCTAAAACCGGTTCGGATGCTAAAAAAATGTTTACAGATAAAGTAGTTCCTATCGCTAATAGATTACCTTTCTTTTTCAAACCTATTCAAGACGGTATGGATAAACCAAAAACTGAATTAGCTTTTAGAGTACCAGCTTCAAAAATTACAAAGAAAAATATGTATGATGATGTTGATGAAGAATTGACAGGGCTAGATACAACTATTGATTGGAAAAATACTGATGACAACTCTTATGATGGAGAAAAATTATTGTTATTAGTACACGATGAATCTGGAAAATGGATAAAACCAAATAATATATTGAATAATTGGCGTGTGACAAAGACTTGTTTAAGGCTAGGTAGTAAAATAATAGGAAAATGTATGATGGGATCTACTTCAAATGCTTTAAGTAAAGGTGGTGGAAATTTTAAAAAACTTTTTGAGGATTCAAATTTAACAACAAGAAACGCTAACGGACAAACAAAGTCAGGATTATATTCTTTGTTTATACCTATGGAATGGAATATGGAAGGTTTCATAGACAGGTATGGTATGCCAGTATTTTATAAACCTGAAAAACCAATAAAAGGTGTAGATGGCGAATATATTACAAATGGAGCAATAGATTATTGGAAAGCTGAAGTTGAGTCTTTAAAAAATGACGCAGACGCCCTTAATGAATTTTATAGACAATTTCCAAGAACTGAATCACACGCATTCAGAGATGAAAGTAAGTCTTCATTATTTAATCTTACTAAAATTTATCAGCAAATAGATTATAACGACTCTTTAATATTGGAACACCATATAACTAGAGGTAGATTTTATTGGAAAGACGGGGCTAAAGATAGTGAGGTTATATGGACTCCAGATTCACGCGGTAGATTTAAAGTTTCTTGGATTCCAAAAAAAATTCTTTCTAATAAAAAAATTCAAAAACAAGGTGTTTATTTTCCAGTAAATGAACATATAGGTGCGTTTGGCTGTGATAGTTATGATATATCTGGAACAGTAGGGGGCGGAGGCTCTAACGGCGCTTTACATGGTTTAACTAAATATAATATGGATGAAGCTCCAAGTAATGAGTTTTTTTTAGAATATGTTGCTAGACCTCAAACAGCGGAGATTTTTTTTGAAGAAGTATTGATGGCGTGTGTATTTTATGGAATGCCTATACTTGTAGAAAACAATAAACCAAGATTATTATATCATTTTAAAAATAGAGGTTATAGAGGTTTTTGTATGAATAGACCGGATAAACATTTTAATAAACTATCTAAAACAGAAAAAGAACTTGGAGGTATACCAAATACATCAGAGGATGTTAAGCAATCACACGCTGCGGCTATTGAGTCTTATATAGAAAAATATGTGGGAATGGATTTAGATTCTGTTTATAGACCAATAGACGAAATGGGTTCTATGTATTTTACAAGAACTTTAGAGGACTGGGCTAAATTTGATATAAGCAGTAGAACAAAGTTTGATGCTAGTATAAGTTCGGGATTAGCTATTATGGCCAATCAAAAAAATGTTTATTTGCCACAAAAAAAACAATCAAAAATAAGTCTTAACTTTGCAACATATAATAATAAAGGAACAATAAGTGAATTAATTAGATGAAAGAAGTTACAATAAATATTTCATCTGTAGGGTTTCCAAGCCAGTTTGTATCAGATGCTGAAAAAGAAACGTTTGAGTTTGGTTTACAAATAGGTCAAGCTATACAATACGAATGGTTTAGAAAAGACTCTACAGGTTGTAGATATTATAGTCAGTGGAGGGATTTTAATAGACTACGTTTATACGCAAGAGGAGAACAATCAATAGCAAAATATAAAAATGAATTAGCTGTAGATGGGGATTTATCATATCTTAATTTAGATTGGACGCCTGTTCCAATAATTCCTAAGTTCGTTGATATAGTGGTAAACGGTATGTCAGATAGATTATTTAAAGTAAAAGCATACGCTCAAGACGCATTAAGTCAATCAAAAAGAAGTAAATATCAAGATATGATTGAGGGCCAAATGGCAGCAAAGGATGTGTTAGAGATTGTGCAAAAAAACACAGGTTTTGATCCATTTATAATGAATCCTGATGAACTACCTGCCACTGATGAGGAGCTTTCTCTGTATATGAATTTAAATTATAAACCTGCTATAGAAATAGCAGAAGAGCAAGCAATAGATACTATGTTTGCTGAAAATCACTATGATGATATACGTAAAAGATTAGACTATGATATAATGGTAACAGGAATTGGTGTTGCAAAACATGAATTTTTAAAAGGCTCAGGGGTAAAGGTTTCGTATGTAGACCCAGCTAATGTTGTATATAGTTACACTGAAGACCCACATTTTAAAGATTGTTTTTATTGGGGAGAAATTAAAACTGTACCTATTGCTGAGCTAGTAAAAATAGACCCCACCTTAACAAGAGAGGATTTAGATCAAATATCAAAATATAGTCAAAGCTGGTATGATTATTTTAATGTGGCTCAGTTTTATGAAAATGATATATTCTATCGAGACACCTGTACACTTATGTATTTCAATTATAAGACTACTAAGAAGATGGTTTATAAAAAGAAAATCAAAGAAAATGGTAATATGAGTATGATAGAGAAGGATGAATCTTTTAATCCTCCAGATGAAATGATGGAAGAGGGTAACTTCGAAAAAGTTGAAAAAACTATTGATGTATGGTATGATGGCGTGATGGTAATGGGAACTAATATAATATTAAAATGGGAGCTAGCTAAAAATATGGTTAGGCCTAAATCATCTTCTCAACACGCTATTCCTAATTATGTGGCTGTTGCGCCTCGTATGTACAAAGGTATTATTGAATCTTTAGTAAGAAGAATGATTCCTTACGCTGATTTGATTCAAGTAACTCATTTAAAACTTCAGCAAGTTATTGCTAGAACAGTTCCAGATGGAGTTTATATAGATGCCGATGGTTTAAGTGAAGTGGATCTTGGAACAGGAGCAGCATACAATCCTCAAGATGCTCTACGATTATATTTTCAAACAGGTAGTGTAATTGGAAGAAGTTACACGCAAGAAGGAGATTTTAATCAAGCTAAAGTTCCAATACAGCAGCTTACAAGTAATTCAGGAGCTTCTAAGACATCTATGCTTATAGGTAACCTAAACCATTACTTAGATATGATTCGAGCTGTAACAGGCTTGAATGAAGCGAGAGACGGTACTATGCCTAATCCTGATGCTTTAGTTGGTATACAAAAATTAGCTGCACTAAGTTCTAATACCGCCACTCGACATATATTAGATGGAAGTCTTTACATATATAGAACGTTAGCTGAGGCTTTAACTTATAGGGTGGCGGATATATTAGAGTATTCTGATTTTAAAGATGATTTCATAAATAAAATAGGTAAATATAATGTAAGTATCCTTGGAGAAATATCTGATCTTTATATTTATGACTTTGGTATCTTCATTGAATTATCTCCAGACGAAGAACAAAAAGCAATGTTAGAGCAAAACATTCAAATGGCTCTTTCTAAAGGAGATATTAACTTAGAAGATGCTATTGATATTAGAGAAATAAAAAATCTTAAGCTCGCGAATCAACTTCTAAAAGTAAAACGTAAGGCAAAAGAAGAGCAAGACCAGCAAAAAGAATTACAAAAACAAGCTATGATTTCACAACAACAGCTAAAATCTCAAGAGCTCGCAGCGCAGGTTGCTGTGCAAAAAATACAAGCAGAGACTCAATCTAAGATTCAATATAGACAGGCTGATATTTCTTTTGAAATAGAAAAACAAAAACAAGAGGCTTTACTTAAATCACAATTAATGGAACAAGAGTTTCAATACAATATGCAGGTAAGAGGGATAGATGCCACGACTTTAGCTAACAGAGAAAGCGCAAGAGAAAAAGCTAAAAGTGATAGAATTAGTCAGCAAAATACAGAACAATCAAAGCTTATAACTCAAAGAAAAAATAATTTACCTCCTCAAAACTTTGAATCAAACGAAGATACTTTAGATGGTTTTGATTTAGCTGAGTTTGAACCGAGATAATGTATATATTTTTTCACTAACTTTGCATTAAATTAAATTAAATCAAATGGATATAAAAGTAAGAGAAGTGACCTCTGAAGAAAAGTCGTCACAACAAATAGAACAAGAACTTCTTGACAAGCATGAACAAAATCAGGAAGTAAAAGAACAGCAAGTTCAAGCTGAAGAAATTAAAGAAGAAGTAACATCAGAAGAAAAACAAGATGTACAAGAAGAAAAAAAAGAAGAAGAAGTAAGCGAGGAGTTAGAAACTCCTCCTGCGGATGAAGAGCCGCCTGTGCAACAGGAGCTAGAAGAAAATGAAGTTCTTTCATATATTGGTAAAAGATATGGTAAGCAAATAAATTCTATAGATGAATTAATTTCACAAAGAGAAGAAGCTGAAGAGCTGCCCTCTGATGTGGCTGCTTACTTAAAATATAAAAAAGAAACTGGACGGGATTTTGAAGATTATGCAAAATTGCAAAAAGATTATTCAGAATTATCTCCAGATGCTTTGCTAAAAGAGTATTACTCTATTACAGAAGAAGGTTTAGATTCCGATGATATCGAAGATATTATGGAAGATTTTAAATTTGATGATGAGATACACGAGCCTTCAGAAATAAAAAAGATAAAATTAGCAAAGAAAAAAGAAATTGCTAAGGCAAAAAGATTCTTAAAACAACAGCAGGAACTATACAAACAGCCCCTTGAGTCAAGGGAAAGTTCTGCCACTGCTAACAATGAGGAGCTTATTGAGTATAGGCAATATTTAGAGACAGCTAAATCTCAACAAGAAGAAGCAAATTTAAAACGTGAATGGTTCGCTAAAAAAAGCAATGAAGTATTCAGCCCTGAGTTTAAAGGTTTTAAATTCACTATAGGAGAAAACGATTTAATTTATGCGCCAGGTAGTGCATCTGAGTTAAAAAAAGCTCAAGAAACGCCACTTAATTTTGTAAATAAATTTCTGGATTCAAATGGTTACATGAAGAATGCAGAAGGTTATCACAAAGCTTTAGCTATCGCAATGAATCCTGAAAAATTTGCTCAGTTCTTTTATGAACAAGGCAAATCACAAGCAACGGATGATGTAATACGTAAAACAAAAAATGTCGACATGACAGAACGTAGTGCTCCAGAAGTTTCTGTAAAATCAGGTTTCCAAGTTAAATCTGTCACTCAGCCTTCAAGCCGAGGACTCAGAATTAAAAGTATAAAAAAAACGTAATAATAATTTAAAAAATAATATAAAATGGCAGGACAAGTAAAAGCAACGCCAACATTCGCGTTGACCCCGAGTTCAGAAAGAACTCCAACAGCCGAAAACTATATTGTAAATTTTGATTTCTTAAATCAGTATCTACCTGATACGTATGAAAAAGAATTTGAAAGATACGGTAATAGAACGATTTCTTCATTCCTTAGAATGGTAGGAGCGGAAATGCCTACAAACTCAGACCTTATCAAATGGGCTGAACAAGGTAGGTTACACACGAAATATACAAATGTAGGTACAGCTGCAGCAGGAGCAGCAGACCAAGCAGTATTTCAAGTTAATGATGTATTAGACCCAACATCTGCAGAACAGGTCATCAGAATTGGACAAACAATTGTTGTTGTACAAAATGATGGATCAGGTTCTAATAAAGCGGTTGTAAGTGCAGTAAACAATGCCGGTGGTGGTAGAGGACAGTTCACAGCTGATTTCTACGAAGCTGGAGGTTTAGTAACTGCAGGTACAGGTGCTGGAAACGCTGATGTTACAGTATTTATTTACGGTTCAGAATTTAAAAAAGGAACTGCTGGTATGGAAGGTTCACTTGAATCTAATGACTTTATCTTTGATAACAAGCCAATTATCATTAAGGATACTTACAACGTATCTGGTTCTGATATGGCTCAAATTGGTTGGATAGAAATTACAACTGAAGATGGAGCAACAGGATACCTTTGGTATTTAAAATCTGAGCACGAAACAAGATTAAGATTTGATGATTATTTAGAAACAGCAATGATTGAAGCTGTGCCAGCTGAGCAAAACTCAGGTGCTGCTGCCATTTTAGGTAGCTCTGGTGGTGCTGCAAATCCAGGTGCTGGTTCTGATGGAATATTCTATTCAGTTTCTCAAAGAGGAAACATTTGGGATGGTGGTAATCCAACTACATTAGCAGATTTTGATTCTATTATAAGTAGACTAGATAAGCAAGGTGCTATAGAAGAAAATGTAATTTTTGCAAACAGACAATTCATTTTTGATATGGATGACATGTTAGCTGCTCAAAACGCTTACGGCGCTGGAGGTACTTCTTATGGTCTATTTGACAATGATGAAGAAATGGCTTTAAATCTAGGATTCTCAGGATTCAGAAGAGGTTATGACTTTTATAAGACTGATTGGAAATACTTAAACGACCCTACAATGAGAGGTGGTTTACCATCAGGTGCAGGTTCAGGTAAGATCAATGGACTATTAGTTCCAGCTGGTTCTACAAGTGTTTATGACCAAATTCTTGGTAAAAACGCGAAGAGACCTTTCTTACATGTAAGATATAGAGCTTCTGAAACAGAAGACAGAAGATATAAGACGTGGATTACTGGTTCTGCTGGTGGTGCTGCGACTAATGATATCGATAACATGCAAGTAAACTTCTTAAGTGAGAGAGCTGTATGTACTTTAGGTGCAAACAACTTCTTCTTATTTCAAGATTAATACTTAATTACAAAGGGGTGCAGAAATGTGCCCCTTTTTTAAATTTTAAATTAAATTAAATCAAATGAAAAAACAAAAAGCAAGCGCTTCTTCAAGCGCACAAACAATTACACGAAAATCTACACCTAAATTTGTAGATAAAGCATACAAGCTTACAAGAGACTCAGCTCCATTATCTTTAATATTAGCATCCAGGCATACTACAAGGTTTCCTCTTTTGCATTTTGATGAAAATACAGGACTAAATAGACCACTTAGATATGCAAGAAATCAAAACTCTCCTTTTCAAGATGAGCAAGATGATAACGCTATTTTAGAGCCTATCGTTTTTGAAGATGGATTTTTATACGTTCCAAAAAATAATCAAGTTTTACAAAAATTTATGTCATTACACCCAGGTAATGGTAGAATTTTTGTAGAAATAGACAAAGCTAAAGAGGCACAAGAGATAGTCGAAGATTTAAATCTTGAAGTTGATGCTCTAATAGAGGCAAGACAACTTAATGTAGAGCAAGTCGAAAACATATCAAGAGTTCTTTTTCAAAAAGATGTTACTAAAGTAACTACATCTGAGCTAAGAAGAGACATTTTAATATTTGCAAAACAAGACCCAGCAGGGTTTATGAAGCTTTTAAATGACCCAACCTTAAGATTTACAGCTATGATACAAAATATTATAGATAAAAACTTAATACAATTCAGGAATAACAAAAAAGAAGTGTGGTTTAACACTCCGTCTAACAAAAAGAAAATGTGTAATATACCATACGGTGAAGATCCTTTATTTATAATCGCTTCTTATTTTGAAAGCGATGATGGATTAGACTATTACAAGCACTTAAAAGCATTAGTAAAAAATTCGTAACTTTGTAACTTGTTTAACGCATAAATTTTTTAACGATGCCAAAATATATAACATTAGATACAGCAAGTGACGGTAACGTACACATTAATACAGATTCAGTTCTTTACGCAGAGACAGCAAGTTCAACTGCGGGAGATATTTTTCTTACTAATGGGACGCACAAATTAACGGTTACTGGAACTGGACTGACTTCAGGATTTGGTGAGAATGTAAATGCAGCTCTAGTAACAGCAGCAGAAACTTCTTGGACAAACGCAACAGTACCAGTAGCGAAAGATGGTGGACTAGTATTTACTAGTATTGCTATAGGAACAATATAATCCTTCCTTTACTATCGACAGCGAGAAAGCACCCAAATCTAGGGTGCTTTTTTATTTTGTGTATCTTTGTAAAAACAATTTCAAATGATAAATTCTGTAAGAAATACTGTACTTGCAATTATCAATAAAAATAATTATGGGTATATATCGCCAAGCGATTTTAATTTATTTGCCAAGCAAGCTCAATTAGATTTGTTTGATGAATATTTTTTTAATTATAATCAGCAAGTTAATGAAGAAAACGCTAGATTGTCTGGAACAGGGTATGCTAATATAAAGCTGGGATACGAAGAAGTAATAGATTCATTTTCTGTTACTGCTTTTCTTACACAAAAAGTTTTAAATACAAGTGAATATTTTTTGCCTTCTACAACAACAACTGGTTCAGATTATTATCTTTTAAATAAAGTGTTATGTTATTCTGCTGGTAATTTATTAGGTGAGGCAGAGAAGGTTACGCATAGTAAAATTACATTATTAAATAGCTCTTTACTAACAACACCTAATACGTCTTTTCCTGCTTATACTCAAGAGGGAGATTCGGTAACAATATTTCCTACAACAATTAATGCAGGTTCAGATGTCCAAGCTCAATATATAAGATATCCAAAAGACCCAAAGTGGACATATATAACATTATATAATGGTGAACCTATGTTTGACCAAACGGCTGCTGATTATCAAGATTTTGAATTGCCTATTGATGATTCAAATGATTTAGTAGCAAAGATTTTACAGTACGCAGGAGTTTCTATAAGAGAGGCAGATGTAGTACAATACGGATTAACAGATGAACAACAACAAGACTCAATGAAATAATTATGGGATATATAGATCAAAAAAAATATTACACAAATGACGGGACAAACCCAACCAACGCTAATTTTGGTAGTTATCAATTTGTATCATTAGACAATATTGTCAAAAACTTTTTACTTATGTATCAAGGTAATCATGAAATGGTGAACAACGTTAATAGATTTAAAATTTTGTTCTTTGCAAAAAGAGGTATACAAGAATTAAATTATGATGCATTAAATGAAATTAAAGCTTTAGAGCTTACGGTTTATGATGACTTAAAATTTGTTTTACCTTCTGATTATGTAAACTGGGTTAAATTATCTCTTTTTAAAGACAACGTAATTAGAGATTTGGTTGAAAATATCCAAGTGCAATCTGCAACTCAATATGTTCAGACGGGAAGTTCTACGTTTACTTACGATTCTAGTGATAATGTGAACACACAAACTTCTTCTTTAGACACAGCAAGAACCAACAGTAATCTAAGAAGCATATATTTAAATAATGTAAACGAAAACTCTGTGAATCCAGGGTGTGTAAACTGTGAAGATGATGTTTATAATTCACGTATAGGAGCTAGATATGGTTTAAATACAGAAACTGCAAACTTTAATCCTACATTTACTATTGATAAAGCTAATGGTGTAATTAATTTTGACTCGACTATGGCAAACCAGCAATGTATATTACAATATATATCTGATGGTATGGAAAATGGTAATGATGCAAACATTAAAGTAAATAAATTATTTGAAGATTATTTATATGCTTATATAAAATTTTCACTTTTAAATAATAAATTTGGTGTTCAAGAGTATATAGTAAACAGGGCAAAAAGAGATAAGCAAGCTTTATATAGAAATGCAAAATTAAGACTTAGTAATATTCACCCAAGCAGATTATTGATGAACCTTAGAGGTGAGAATAAGTGGATAAAATAAAATGGCAAACGTTCAAAGAAATTTTATAGCAGGCCGTATGAATAAAAGCCTTGATGAAAGGCTTTTACCTAATGGCGAATATACAAATGCTTTGAATGTAAGATTAGGTTCAACTGAGCAATCAGAGGTTGGTTCAGTAGAAAATTCTAAAGGAAACTCTGTATTAACACAACTAGCATATATTAATGGTGTTTTATTAAGTGACTCTGCTAGGTGTATAGGTGCATTTGACGATAGTGCCAGAGCAACAATTTATTGGTTTATACATGATCCTGCATTTACAAATGGAGACACAGGAAAACTAGATCTAATTGTTTCTTTTAATGTAGAAACTGGAGGAGTTAATTATCATGTAATTAGTATTGATAATGGGTTTGGTCAATCCACAACCTTAAATTTTAATCCTGAGTTTTTAATCACCGGTATTAACAAAATAGATGATTTATTATTTTTTACAGATAATTTTAATCCACCTAGAGTTATTAATATTAACAGAAATTATGCAAACCCTGTAAACAATGTAGATCAGTTTGATTCAAGAGAAATTCAAGTTATAAAACAGTCACCTTTAAGCGCTCCTACTGTTGAACTAATTAAAGCAAATAATGAAGACACTTACTTAACAGAGAATTTTATTTGTTTTGCTTATAGGTATAAGTATAGCAATGATGAATATTCTGCGCCGTCTCAATTTAGTGAACCTGCTTTTTTACCTAGTGGATTTTCTTTTTCACCTGCTACTTTTGCTAATCAGGGAATGCTTAATTCATTTAACGCAGCGATAGTAAGATATAATTCTGGTGGTAAACTTGTCAAGGGTATAGATATATTATTTAAAGAAGCAAATGATCCTACTATAAAAGTTATACAGAGGCTAGACAAAGCTCAAAATTCAATACCAGATAATAGTACAAATGAACAAATTACTTTTGATGCAGCTCAAATTTTTTCAATTTTACCAGAGGCAGAAATATTAAGACTTTATGATAACGTGCCTACTTTAGCCAAAGCTCAAACTTTAATGGCCAATAGATTGGTTTATGGTAACTATGTGGAAGGTTATGATTTAGTTGATGTTCAAAACAAAAAAGTAAATCTTGATTTTGTTGTTAATGGTTCAAGTGAAGGTTTAGGAGAAAGTGTTGTACCTATTACAATAGAAACAGGCGTAAATTATACAGCCTTTAGTGATAATAGATCAATTACTGATTCTAAATTAGTATTAGATTTCAACAATTTGACTAGTGATTTTGTAGTTGGCGCACAGATTAGTGTAGATTTTACATTTATTCATAGTCAATTTTTTGGTAGTCCAACCACAACCGGAACAACACCTAGCACAAACATTGGCTTTACTTATATTCTATCTCAAGATTTTACAGCTTCAAGCGACCCATTAGGTGATTTAATAGCTTCAGCTGATTTCAAGGCTAAATTTGGGTCAATACAAGCAGATATACAAACTGTTGCTAATGCTCAGGCAGGAACAGGAATTACATTAACAGATTTATTTAATAACAGTTTATCCTCTACTTTAACCACACCAACTTATGATTTACAGCAAACAGGAATATCTAGTTCTACTGCTGCTCTACCCAGTAAAGGAGAGCCTTTAAGTATATTACAAGACACTACCAATACTAATGCTTTAACCATACAAATATTAGCAGCTCAATATTTAGAGAACGGAGGTTCTAATACTTTTATAGAATATTACAAATTCACATCAGCAAACGTATCGATTAGAAGAATTGGAAATACATCTAGCTTGCATAGTAATAGAGGATATGAAGTCGGTATAATATACATGGATTCTTTTAATAGAGCATCCACGGCGTTAGTAAGTAAACTTAATACTGTTAATTTTCCTTGCTCGACCTCTTCCACTAAGAATACAATAAACGTAAGCATACCAGCAAGTCAAAGAGCGCCTAGTTTTGCGACCAGATATAAGTTTTGTATAAAAGCAGATAAAGATACATATGACACTATTTATACTTCTTTATATTTTCAAGACCCTGACTCAAATGAAGTTTTCTTTTTGTTACAAGGTGATAATATAAATAAAGTAAACATTGGAGATAATTTAATAGTAAAAAGAGATGCTTCAGGTGCTTTAAGAAACTGTACAACTACTCAAGTCTTAGATGTTGCGGTGCAGTCTGCTAAATTTATTGAGCCAAAGGACTCTGCAGGTAATGTTATTCCTGTGCCCGGAGGTACTTACATGAAGCTTAATAATATAAATTTTGCAGCTGAAACAACCGTAGGTAATATTATAGATGTCAAGGTAGACACATTAGTGGCTAATGACAACAATCATTATCCTATGCTTGCTTATCCATTATTTGACACCACTGTACCTGGTTTAACAAATGGTAATTATGATTTACCTGTAGGTTCAGAAGTAAGGATTACGGTAGATCAAAATAGACAAGGAGTTGGAGCTGGTGTTGGTGCGTGTGAAAGAAGAACAAGTATTTTAGACCATACATTTATTTGTAGTGAAACTTATTCAAACTGGGAAGAATTTGTGCAAGGTGAAAATTTTGAAGGTGTTATTGAAAATAATGCCATAGTTGTCCCTGATGTTGCATTTAGTGGTAATAATCCAGTTGGTAATATTTTTATAAACTCAGTGGCATCAGCAGCAGGTTCTAAAACATCAATACAAAATGGAAGTTTTAGTGACCTGTCAGCATCTACAGTTTTTGGAGGCGATACAGATAGTCCTTCCTCACAAGGTGATTTAACTGATAACAATTACTACAGGCTATATAAAGACACTTCAACAAGTAATTATTATTTAATGGTTTCCGGTACTAGATGTTGTGGTAATAGCACAGCAAAAAGATCGAGGGTCACTGTAAACATCACTGTTTTTAGAAGAGAAGCTGAGGTGATATTCGAAACCAAACCTGTGGACGCACTACCTGATTTATGGTATGAAGGGTCACAATCATTTACTATTGACAGCATAGGTCAGCATTCTGGAAATGTAGTTAATCAAAACATAGCTCAAGGAGTAGCGGCAACTGTAAGTTTAAATTTTTCAAATTGTTTTACATTTGGAAATGGAGTAGAAAGTTATAAGATTCAAGATTCTTCTTCTGGAAAACAGTTTAATTTAGGTAATAGAACTTTTACAACTAATAATACTACTTTTCAACAAGCTCATAGATTTGCAGACTTAACCTATAGTGGCGTTTTTAATGACGAAACTAATGTAAATAAACTTAACGAATTTAATTTAGGACTTGCAAACTTCAAACCACTAGAAGAAACCTTCGGAGATGTAGAAATATTATTTGCTAGAAAGGATGATATATTAGTTTTGCAAGAGGATAAAATATCTTATGTTTTAGCTGGTAAAGATTTACTAACCGACGCAACAGGAGGAGGACAACTAACAGCTGTTCCTTCTGTATTAGGTAAACAAATAGCAAGAATAGAAAATTATGGAATAAGCAATAATCCAGAAAGTTTTGCAGTATGGGGTGAAAGTAAATATTTTACGGATGGTAAAAGAAGCGCCGTTATACATTTAATAGGAAGCTCTGCTCAAAATGAAAGATTAGAAGTTATATCAGAGGCAGGAATGAGAAGTTTCTTTAGAGATTTATTTACTAAATCTTTTACCACGCAGAAACTAGGTGCTTATGACCCCTATATGAATGAATATGTTTTAACTTCTAATACAATATTAAAACCAGAAGTAGCTAAATGTACAGCCTGTGGTGTCTCTAGAGATGTTACTATTCCGGCAGGCCAAGAAATACTTTATTGTGTTGATTTAGAGCCGCAAGAGGGGACGGTTGTGGTTAGATATGAAATACCAGATGAGGGGCCGCAAAACATTATAACTGAAGCTACGTCGCAAAATATTGTTACAGAGGGAGGAGATAATATTACTACTGAAGGAGGAATAGGAGTTGTTGGATATACAATATCTGCTACATATAATAATAACGTAACTACAACAGGAGTGGTTTACACAAGTGGTACTTTTACATTTGAAAAAAATGTTTCTATTGATGACCAAGTTTTAATTACTCTATCTTCAAATTCAACTGTTGCTGATACCATAGAGGTCACTGTAGAGTGTCCATCTGGTACATTGTTAAATGTTTACAGTGTATGTGTAACAAGTGCAGCGGACGCAGGTAAATTTATTCACAACGAATTAAGTTGGTCTGATGGATATTTAGTTTCTTCAACACAATCTGATTTAGTTCCATTTGGAACTGGAACAGGATCATTTGTTATATCTCAGTATAAAAAAATAGTTGGAGACCAGGGTGTAGGAAGTATACCTACTAATGGTTCTATAATGACATTAGGTGTAAATAAAATTAAATTTGATGATTTTGTTTTTGATACTGCAAATAATTCATTAGGCTTTGTAAGAACTAATACAATATACTCCAATACAGAGGCTGATATAACGACTCTTTTAGGTTTAGAAACCACTATACCAATAAATAATTTAAATGCTCCTGAACTTTATACGGGAAGCTTTACAGTACCAACTCCAACAACAACAGAAAATCATTTATATTTAATTTATGATTACAGAAATGCTAGTGTACCTACGCCTACACCAACGCCATCATTTGATTTTACAAGATATACTGAGTGTCAAGGCCCAAATACAGTTGTGTTTAGAGCAGCTGTTGGATATAGTTTCCCTGCGGTAGTTAGATATCAAAATATTTGTTATCAAACCCCTACAGCTGTGTCAGTGGTTTCTTCTATTGATATACCTACAGGGTCTGATGAATTTACAGACTGTCCAACTTGTATTGCAGCAGCCCCTACACCTACACCAACACCAACCAATGCGCCAGCTATGACAACTAATACGTCAACAAACATAGCTTACAATGCTTTCACAGCTAACGGTAGTCTTGATACTGCAAATGGAACTGTAACTGAAAGAGGATTTTACATAGGAACTGATTCTTTATATTCAAATAACACCAAGTACATTGAAGGAGGCACTTCTACAGGGTCTTACTCTTACTATTTTGGAGGAGCATCACAAAGCACAACTTATTATGTTACTGCTTATGCAATAAATGAGCATGGAACAGGAGTTGGTTCAACAATTACAACTACAACAACAGCGCCAACATATGTTTACGCTACTTATTTAGGTTGTGAAGACAATCTTTTAATACAAATATTTAGAGTTATAGAAACTACTCCGTTCCCTAATGTTATTAAATATAACGGAATATGTTATAGTTACTCTGCAAGCACAAGCACTACTTCAAGTGTAGATGTTACAACAGACACTTTTGATAATTGTGATTCGTGTGTAGATGATCCACCAGTACCTCCAGTTCCATCAAGTTTTACCTCTGAAAACTTCACTATACAATTGTGTGATGGTACTGGATCTTCTTATATTGTTACCATTAATAATATACCAACAAGCGGTTCTACCACAATATCAGATTTTATAGTAAACGCATCAGTTAGATTAAATGGAAACTACGGACAACCAGTATCATCCTATCCTGAATTCGATGGTGATGCTAATTATAAAATTACAGCTGTTGGAACTGCTAATCCTTTGGTAACCTTAGCTTATGTAGGTATAGTAGCAGATTGTACAGATTGGCCTTCAGAACCACCTCCTACACCATCTGGTCTTTATTATTTTCTAGTTGGGTGTACTAGAGCAGACGGAACAGCTCCTCAAGGAGGTTATAAATTTTTAACTCAAGCACCTCAAAACAATCAGAGATATGTAGATGGTTCTTCAGGTACAGGAACTGGTCAAGATTATGATTTTTATTATTATAATGGTACGGCTGGACTTGAAACAACATCAGATAATATATTAGGAAATGATATAATAGCAGTTGGAACAAGCACAGGATGTCCTCCAACTCCTGCTCCTGTTCCTCAACCAACACCTACTCCTCCTACTAGTCAAAGGGTAACAATAAGAGAATGTTATCAATCTAGTGGTACTGAGTATAATGTCCAAATAACAAATGGCGCTGGATTTTCAGTGGGTCTAGCCGTTACACTATCAGGTGGGCCTGATGATTCAAAATATTGGGAAATTATTGCAGTTGATGTTGCAAGCTCAACCTATGATGTAACTACAACAGGAATTGAAAGTAATTGTGGTGGATTTACTCCCGCACCTACACCGCCTACGCCGCCAACACCGCCAACACCTGCTGTCGTATATGCACAATATTTAGATTGTGATGGTTTTGATGCTGTTGCTTATGTGAGTGGGCCTTCGGGAACAACCTTCCCTACTGTATTAAAAATATCTGGTATTTGTTATCAATATTCAACTCTTGGAGGAAGCACTGGTGCTTTATATTCAAACTATGATGATTTTACTTCATGTTCTTTATGTCAAGCGACTACACCTACGCCGCCTACGCCGCCACCGAGTCCACCTACACCAACTTGTTTTGCTATAAACAATATGTCTACAGGAAGCTCACCGACGTTAGCTTGTAATCCAACTCGTTTTGAAACAATGTACTTTAATAATTCATCGTTCTGTCAAGCATCTAACTTTTTTAGAACTGATGCAAACTGTAGTACTTCAGTTTCCGACACCTATGTTGCTGACGGGTCATATTATAGGGAATGGTCTAATGGTCAATTTGGGCCTTGTCTAATTTGTCAGCAACAATAATTTTAATAACTTTACATAAATTAAATCCAATCAAATGCACGAAATTCCTAACTTTATTTCTCACGAAGAGTGTGATGAAATAATAAAATTAATTGACGCCAATCACACACGTTCTTCAGTTGTTGTTGGTGGAACAGACCGCTCAGATGTTACCGACCATAGAACATCAAGCACAAGTAATTTAGACCCAAATTTAGAAACAGTAAAAGAAATTCACTCTAAAATTTCTCAATACTTAAATTTACCTTTAGAAAAAGGAGAGTCACTGCAAGGCCAATTATATGAGCCTGGACAATACTTTAAACCTCATAATGACTTTTTTACAGGCCCAGCTTATAACATGCATTGTAGAGCCTCTGGCAACAGAACTCACACCTTGATGATATATCTTAACGATGACTTTGAGGGAGGTGAAACTAACTTTCCTACTTTAAAAAAATCAGTCGTGGCAGAAAAAGGAAAAGCATTGTGGTGGAAAAATATGCATGAAGGTGCAACTGTATCAGAGACTTTGCACGAAGGTGTAGCTGTTAAATCAGGTAAAAAATATATAGTTACTTCTTGGTGGAGAGAAAATAAATGGGATGGAGCAGGGGATATGAAAAAATATGAAGAATATAAAAATCTTCAACCTGTACCTTATGAATCAGCTGTAGTTCAAAAACCTGAGCCGGTTTTAGAAAGTAAAATAATTAAGGTTTCAAAACCAAAAGTAAATTCTGAAGGGCCTCTTCCTAGACTCACTGAAAATGGTTTTTCTTTAACAAAATGTCCAGATAAACTTTGGTCTATAATTAAAGATTGTTATAATTTATTAAAAGAAAAAGAATCAGTAGAGCAATTTAGTGGTAAAGAAGAATACGTGCCAGGAGACACAAAGCTTTTGAGTTTTGACCATCTACCTTCAATTAAAAATTTATTACATGAAGAGCTAAAAGAAATGCATGAGGATTTTTGCGGCAAAGAACTTATACCAACTTTTGTTTATGGTATACGCTCTTATGAAAAAGGTTCAAGTTTAAAAGAACACGTAGACAGAGCTGAAACTCACCATATATCTTCAATTATTATAGTAGATAAAGATTTAACGTGTGGCTGTCAAAACAAAAAATATGCAGACGACTGGCCTTTAGATATTAAAGGTCATGATGGAGAGTGGTACAAGGTCTACACTCAGCCTGGAGATATGATATTATATGAATCTGCTGTTTGTGAACATGCAAGAAAAGAATTATTTGGAGGAAATTATTTTAGAAACTTTTACGTTCATTATAAGTTCGCATGATAATACATTTTTTAGCGCCTGAAGATAGAACTAAATGGCCAAAACTATGGCATCATTGTTTAAAGTCTTGGCAAAAATATAACTGTAATTATAAAATATGGAATGATAATGACATTGACACTTATTTAAAATGTTATGATTCAGAATTTTATAAAGTAATTAGCGGACTGCATAAAATATTCAAATTAGATTACGTTAGATATGTAATACTAGAAAATATAGGGGGAGTATACGCTGATATGGATATGGAGCTCACTGCTCCTTTTATACACTTACTTGATAAACAAAAAATTTATATAGTAGAAGCGAACGCAAGTGATGAATATGTTCAAAACAGTTTAATGATTTCTCCACCCTCTAACTTTTGGTCAGAATTTTTGCTACAATGTCGTAAAAATATTATTGAAAATATTGAAGTTGTGAGCAAGTACCCTCAAATAACGGAGCACATACCGGGGCACATTGTAAGAAAAACAGTAGGCCCGATAGCTTTATCTGAATTTGTAAAACAAAATAATCAATACTCATTTGATATTTTACCTGCAACTCTTTTTAACAATTCTAACGATATTTCTTTTACTAAACATCATCAAACGGGGATATGGGGCTTTTTTGATTAGCACCAATAAATTTTTGTAAATTTGTAGATAATTTATTTTTATGTCCTGTAAAACTTATCAGTTAATTTGTCCTCTTGACGCTAATCAACCTTGTACATGGGAAATAGGATGTTGTGCTACTGATCTAGTAGGACTCGATGAGGTAACAATACAACCAAACCAATTAATACAAGTTTGTCTTGACACATCTGGACATTATGGTCAATTGTCAGGATCAGGTTATATTAACTTAATAACAACAGAAGGATATTCGGAAGGCCCAGTTGACACAAGTTGTTCAACTCAATGTGGAGACCAAAATTCAAGTCCTATACCTACGCCGCCTACGCCTCCTACGCCTCCTACACCCCCAAGCCCGCCAACGCCCGGGCCAACCCCAAGCAGTGTTACTTGTTTACAAGGAGAAAACACAGTAGCTTTTGGAGTTGAAAGCGGAGTAAATGTTTATCAATTTAATGGAGCTTACGCACAGCCATATGCAACAAACGTTGGCTCATATGTTTTAAAAGATGTTCCAGCCCAACACCCTATAGCTATACAAAATTTTAATTTAACTAATGTAATTACTTATACTGGAACAAATGCAGTCGGCCCAAAAGTTGGATTAGATGGTAATACTTATACATATTATTGGGGAGATGTAACAATAACAGTTGTTGGTGATTATGGAACAGTGAGCTATGAATGTTACTATCATGGCTACATGGGTGGACAAAATAATTTAGTTTACAATAGCAATGTTTGTAGTGTACCTTCCGCTCCAACACCTACTCCGACTCCTCCTACTCCACCGACACCAAGCACAGTACCACCTATACCTTCGCCTATCACCACTAATTATACTTTATCATATAGCGCTGGTGTACAAGGATGGCCATCTTTCTACTCTTATAATCCTGATTTTATGGTTGGAATGAACAACTACTTATACTCATTTAAAGGTGGTAATTTATACAGACACAATACAAATGAAACCAGGAATAATTATTATGGAGAACAATTTAATTCACAAGTAACAACTGTATTTAATCAGAATCCATTAGAAAATAAACTTTTTAAAAGTGTAAATCTTGAATCTGATTCTGCTTGGACAGCAACTATGGAAACAAATTTACAAGATAGAGGTTTTATTGACTACACTTGGTTTGAGAAAAAAGAAGGTGCATATTTTTCTTATATAAGAAAAACAGGTACGACACCTGCTTTAGCTGGAGAATATGCTTATAGATCTGCGCAAGGTGTAGCTAAAGCTACTTCTTGGTCAGAATCAAACAATGTATTAACATTAAATTTTTCAGTCAGTCCTGTAATAGATATAAGCATGGTTAATATTGGAGATTATATTTATTTCTCCGAAGGTGCATATACAACAATAAGTTTTAGTGGACAAGTAACTAATGTTGAGATTAATTTACAGAGTGGTATAAACAGACTATTTGTCAATACAAACTTTACTCAGAATGTTTTGATTAGCGAAACTACTCCTTTTATATTAGCTCTTAAAAATACAGAAGCAGAAGATGTGGGAATGCTTGGACATCAAATGACCATAACCATTGAAAACTTTAACACTACCGCTACTGAATTATTTGCCGTAGAATCTGAAGTTATGAAAAGCTTTCCGTAAATTTAGTATCTTTGCATAGAATGGAATTTAATATACGTAAGTTAAATCCATCTGATTATGAGGATGTTTTGGTAAAATGGTGGAAAGAATGGAATTTCGAACCTCCAAGTAAGTCTTTTTTACCAGACCAAGGTGAAGGTGGGTTAATGGTTTTGCTCAATGAAAAACCTGTATGTGCGGGATTTATTTACTTTACTAATTCAAAAGTATCCTGGATAGAATGGATAATATCAGATAAAAAACATAGAGTAAAAAGAAAAGAATGTTTAAAAATGTTAATTGAAAATTTAACATCAGTAAGTAAAAAAAATGGCATGGAGTATATATTTGCAAATAATAACAATAGGTTTTTAATTGATACATACTTAAATTTAGATTTCAAAAAAGGAAACATTTCAACTGAGTTAATTAAAATATTATAATATGGGTTTAGAAACGGCGGCATTAGTTTCAATTGGATCAGCTGCATTAGGATCTGGAATGAGCTTTGCTCAAGCATCCAAACAAAGAAAATTACAGAGTCAGGCAGAACAAGCAGCACAAAAAGCTTTTGATGAGGCTAAATCAAAATTAGATGTAAATTATTTAGAAGGTCTTACAATAGCAAAAGAACCTTTTGAATTAGAAAGAGAAGCATTAGCACAAGCAGGTGCAGCTGCATTACAGGCAGGAATCGAGGGAGACCAAAGGGGTGCTGGCGCTGTAGCGGGAAGAGTGTTAATGGCTCAGCAACAACAACAAGCCCAGCAGCGAGCTGCTATGGCACGTGAACAGCAAAGAATAGACGAGATGAGGGCTCAAGAAGAATCAAGACTGCAAGGAGCAAGAGTTGATTTAGATTTAGGAGAAGCAGTAGGTCAGCAGCAAAGAGCGCTGCAAGCACAAGAAATGGGTGCTTCAGCTATGAATCAAGCTATAGGGGGTATGTTTGATATAGCAGCAGCAGGATTTGAGGGAGCAGATTTGTTTTCTGGAAGAGAGGGGTTACAACAAGCAAAACAATTTACGAGACAACAAAATCCTACAAGAAGGACAAGAAGATTAGGTAATGCTAATATTCAAAGTGTTGGATTGCCAGAATACGATCCTAATTATATGGCTGGAGTTGGTTTGACGGGGCAACCAGGTTTGTTTGCTCCATTATTTAAACAAGGTTAAATTATGGCTTTAGGATACGGATACGTAAGAGATGACGACCCAGTACAAATTAACTGGAGAGAAATAAGTAAAAATTTTACTGACAGAATTCAAGCTGACCAAGCTGATCGTCAGAAACGTAAGGATGATATTCAGACAGAATTTAATCAACTACAAAAAGATTTAATTAATAAACCACAGGGTTATAACACAGATTTAAATAACGTTGTTGGTTCATTTGCCAACCAAGCTTCAGTAGCCTCCTTAGATTTAATTAATAAATTAAAAAGTGGTCAAATATCAGAGCAAGAATATTATACCAAAAGAGCTAATCTTAAAAGCAGCACAGAAAATTTCTTTTTGTATTCGACAAACTTCAACGACAATTATGATGAATATATGAAATTAGCTACATCGAATGACCCTAACAACAGGTTGTCAGGACAGGCTATGTTTAAGCTTCAACTAGCTTCTGACATGCTAGATTTTAAAAACACAACAGCTATAGTCGACCCCGGAACAAACGAACTAATACTTGTCAAAACAGATGAACAAGGAAATCCCACTAATGAAATAGTAAATGTATCTCAACTTGGTCAGTTATCATCTAGTAAAGAACTTGCATACAATTATAAACAAAAAATAAAACAAGCTATAGAAGATAAAGGAGTAATAAAATATCAAACTGATGATGGAACTACTATTACGACTATACAGGGTGCTAAAGTTGATCCAAAGACAGCAACTGCTACCATAGATTCTGTTGCAGAAGCTTTACTAGGAGATGAAACTCAAGTCTTAAGCATTTTATATCAAAATGGATATAATTATACACAAGATGAAAGCAAAAAAAATGAAGATAAAACTATATATTATGACATCAATACTGGTGAATTTAGTTATGATTCAGATAAAGCTTTAGAAATTCTTAAAAAAGAAATTAATCAAACTATCTCTGTTGAGGTGGATAGAGGTGATGTTATGACTAAGGCTGAAAGAAGTGCTGAAGACAGAGCAGAGAGAAGATTACAGGTTGAAGAAAAAAGATTAGACATAGCTATAGAGCAATTAGGATTAGATAAGCAAGCAGCGCAAAGTTCTTATGAAGCTGGAGACAACATAATTGTTTTAGATGATTCTACACAAACTGCGGCTAAAAATTATGTTAAAGGATTAACAACTGAAGATTTTCGAGATGAAAATATTTTAGACGTTGTTGATAATTTTCAAACAATTTTTATAAAACAAAAGTACAGTCCAAATTCAATTTTAGATGTAGAAAAAACTCCTGTAAAAATAACAAGAAGAGGTAAAGAAACATTAGTTAATTTGAATGCTATAAAAATATTTATTCCTGACGTTATGGATAAGCCATTGTTTGTTCCTATTGTAAAAACAGAAGTAGATGGTTTATCTGCCAGTATATCTCAACCAGGTGAGAGAATTAATTTGATATTTAGATTAATAGATAAAGCTAAGAGTCAAGGAATTAAATTAACAGACGAATCATTTAGAGCTTTGATGGAAGAGGATTTTGATAAATATAATCCAGTGCAAGACACTAAAAACTTTGGCTAATGAACGAGGAGGTTTTAAATAATATATGGAATTATCTCTCCTCTCAGGGATTAACAAATTCTCCCTTTGATGAATGGTCTATTAATATACAACAAGACGAGGGTGTTCAAAAAAATATTCACAGTTATTTATCAAATCAAAATTTAACAGACTCCGAGTTTGATTTATGGGCAACAAACCTAGGTTTAAAAAAAAAAGACGAGTCCGATATGGTTTCAGGATTGGAAAATGGCATTTCTCAGCCCAGCAAATTATCAAGAAACCAACGTCTTAATATAACTCCTACTGCTGAAAAAGATACTGCAATAGAAAGAGCATTTGGTAAAAACGAGGTCACTGATTTTTTTGGAGATTTATACAGAGCATGGAAAACTGGAGCAGGCCAAGCAGGTACAGTAGACGATGCTCTTAAAGTTTTTGCTAGTGGTACTAATGTAACTGAGGAGACATTACAAGATTATATTCAGGCAGTTCAAACGATGGAATCATTTTCTCCTTCAGAAGAAATGCAAGACTTTAGCCGAATTTATGAAGCAGAGGGAAAGGGTGTGAAAGGTTTTGTTAAAGGTATTTTAAAAAACCCAACAGCTGCGGTTCAAGTAGCTGTATCCTCTTTAAGATCGATGGGAAACCTACCTTCAATCACGGCCGGAGCAGCAGGAGCAAGCGCTGGAGCGGCAGCAGGATTAGCAGGTGGTATTTTAGCCCCTATAACATCTACTGCGGGAGCTGGTATTGGTTCTATACTTGGTATGACAGGAGCTCTTGAAACTGCTTTGTCATACACAGAATTTTTAAAAGAAGAATTACAAAAAAAAGGATTGGAGTTTACTGATGAAAATATTAGAAAAGTTTTAGAAGATGATGAATCAAGAAACAGGATTAGAAATAGATCGCTTGGAAGAGGAGCGACCATATCTGCTTTAAATGCGGTAACTGGAGGTCTAGCAGGTGGAGTAGCAGCAAAAGTTGGAACAAAACTAGGAAGAACTGCTGGAGTTTTATCAGGACTAGGAACTCAAGCTGTAGGTGGGGGTGCAGCAGAAGCTGCGGGTAGAGCAGTAGCTGGACAAGAAATGGATGTTGCAGAAATAGGTTTTGAAGCTCTAGGTGAGATAGCTGGGCCATCTGTAATAGGAACAGCAATAGGTGTAGCTAAAACACCTGTATATAAAATTAATGGGGAAGCTGTAAATAAAAATGTTATAGAAGAAATTATAAATAGTGACGACTATGAAGCTATAACAAGTATTACTTATGACATAGAAAATGATCCAATTTTAAAGCAAAAAGTAAATCAAGCTAGACAAGACGCTCCTATAGCAGAGCAAATTAAAGAAACATTTGATGAAGACAAACAGCCTAATGATGAGCAGTTAAAACAATTGATTGCATTAAATAAAGAAATAACAAAAACTAAAGATAATAAAACACCAAACGCAAAGGTAAAATTAAAAAAATTAGAAGAACAATTTAAAACAATAAGCGATGCCATTCAAGAGCCAAGCACAGAGACGATACCTGTATCGGAACAACCCGAAACTAGCCCAACAGTTCGAGAGGGAGACACCCAAGGGGCAGAGATTGCCGGAGAGATTACATCCGAGCAAATCGAAACGACAACGCAACCAGCCGAAGAGGTCGAAACTCAGGTTGAGACTGAGGAGAGCGAGGTAGAAACCTACACTCTTCCAGAAGATCCAAGAAAAGCCAAGAAAGATTTTGAGATTATTGATAATAGAAATAAAAAAGCAGGGTTAGAAATAGATGAAGAGGGAACTGGTAAATACTATGTCAGAAATATTAAGACAGGAAGCCTTGTTGCTGTAAAAACAAAAAACGCAGCACAGGTAACAAAAGCAAATCCTAGAAGTTTTGATTATGGAGAAGGTCAGCCGGTGCTTGAAGAATTTAGAACTCAGGTAGAGGAGGAAGTTGTTGAGGAAGTAGCTCCAGCTACAAATAAAATAGGAAACTTTGATGTTGTTATTGAGGATAACAAGATTGTTAGCATTACTAAAGATGGTAAAAAACCATCAAGTAATTCTTTAAGTAATGTTGAAAAACAAATTATACAAACCGGATTAATAAATGTAAATCCAGAAGAAAAAATACAAACAGAGGGACTGAGTGAAGTAGAATTTTCTAATGTAGTTTTAGATGAAAGTAATAATCCTACTGAAATTGCTGAAGAAATAGAGTTTGTTCAAAGTAAAATAAAAGAACAAAAGCAGACAGCCGCCGATCCATCATTAAATCCTTTAAGTAGTGTATTGTTTTCAATTAAATTTACCCCTGAATCATACGAGGCTGTAACAGGTAATAAAGTTTCTGAAAAGTCTTCTAATTTTAGGCGTACATGGATCGCATCTAAAGAAAAAGGTGGTGAAAGTTTAGAAGACGGTTGGCAAGTAATATTTGAAGAAGCTAATTTGCCAGTCCCTGCAATTGAAGAGGTAACAGATTTTATAAATGATTTTCAAACAAGAGGAGAATTTAACAGATCATTAGAAGTGTTCACTCCTGAACTTTTAACAAATTTAAAAAACAAATTTCAAGAGCTTACAGGTTTAAATGCAAGCCCCACAAACATAAAAAGGGTTGCTGATGTAACACCAGAACAAATAGAAGAAAGAGTAAGTAGAGAAATATTTGAAGCAGAAAGACGTGCAGAAGAAAAAACCATAGTATCTCCAGAGCGTAGAAAAACTCCAAAGCCAGAGAAAGCAGAACCAAGAGCAGACATTACAGATGATATAAAAACTTTAGATGAATCTTTTAATAAAATAACAGAGGAGGCGGTAAAAACAAACTTAGATAATTTTGCTTCTCAAATAAAATCTAATTTAACAAAAAGAGGTGTGTTAACTGAGCAAGCTAGAGGTACATCGACTATGAGAATAGATCAAGCTTTTGGTTTAAACAACAGCACTAAAATATTTCGTACTGTAATAAGACCTATAATAGATGTATATAATAAATTTAAATCGGATTACAGAAGAGTTAATACCGATGCTGAAAAAGCAGAGGACTTTATAAGATATGAAGGAAAGTCAAAGACAGATAAATTTTTAGGAAGGGGAAGAAGACAAAATGATGTAACAAAAGATTTATATGAAATTAGATTATATCAATTAGCTAGAGAGTATGTAAGCAACATAGTTGATGGTGTCCCTTCTGAAATATCACCAAACCCTGTAGAAATGGCTCAGTTTACAGCAAATGAAGCTATTGCAGGAAGACTTTTAACAGAAGAGGATGGTAAAGTGTTAAATGAATTAATAAAAAAACATTCTAGGAACGGTCAAATAAATCCTGATGCTATGTATAAAAAGTTAAAACCATCTCAGAAGGAAGCGCTAAAAATATTAGATAAAAGAAACGCAGAACTTGAACAGAAAATAATTAAAAATGCTCAACGATCTGGAAAAGAACTTGAACTTATAAATGATTATTCACATAGAATAGTTTTAAAATCTCCACTTGAACAAGATGTCGATGTAAGAAATGAATCTATAGATTTTTCACAAAATTTTGAGGGTGTTACAGAAAAGAAAAGAGAGGCAGGTATAAAGCCTATTAGTTTTGATCCAATACTTTCACTGCTTAGGGGAACACAAGAAACGAATCTTTCTTTTTATATGAAAGACGAAGTGGGAAGAATACAAGCATTAACATCCGAGCTTTTCAACAAATATAAAAATGGAAATAAAGGACAAGCAGATGCCTCTCTAGCTTTGGCAAATTCAGTACGTGAATTACTGAGAATAACTTATATAAGAACTTTCATGGATGCTGGATCTACTGGTTTAAATTTAAAAAGAGAAGCAGAAAAAATGGGGTATAGAGTTTTACTTGGATCTGTTCCTAGATTTGCAGCTGAACTTTTAGGTAATGCAGCTATGCTTGTAACACAACCAGCCGAGGTTATTGAAAACGCATACGATAAGTATTCTTCTATAAGTTTAAATTTAAAACCAAAAGCGAGAGATAACTATTTAAAAATATTAGAAAATTTAAATTCTGCTGAAGTAAATAAATTAGGAGAAATAATTGGGCAAGCTGATAGTAAATACTCTGATCCTAATAATTATTTAAATTTATCTGAAATGAGACAATCAGGAATGCAAAGTAGGGTGCAAGAAAAAATGTCTATAATTGGAGATATGGGATTCAGACAGACTTATAAAGTTGTGAACTCAATTAGTGATTTATTAATGGGAGGTGGTGATAAATTAATTGCAAGGCCTCTTTGGATATCTAAATTTGCAAATGAATTTAAAAATAATGTAAAAAATAATTTAAACGAAGATATAGATTTAACTGTAGATGACTTTGAAAAAATTGCTGATGGCACTTCTGAGTATTTAAAAGATAGTAAATATGCTCAAGCAATAAAAGATGCGACATTTCAATCTGATAAAACTGTAGCTGAGTTTATTACATCAGGTAATCCATTTAACGCTATAATAAAAAACGTTAGAAGGGATGAAAAAGGAGAAGGTCTTAAAAACTTTTATAGAGTTATAAACTCTTTCATGGCTAACTTTAATTTAAATGAATATGCAACAGCTAGGTTTGCAGTTGGAGCTATGCTTAATGATGGTGAAATATCTAAAGCTCAAGCAGGAAAATTGTTGGCAGGTATATTAGCACGTATGTCATCATATGTTATTCTTTATAGAACCTTTTCTAAATATTTTGATGAAGTATTTTTAGGAGCACCTGAAGAAGAAGAGGAAGAAGATGTAGCTAAAGTAATAACTAGACAGGTTATAGGCTCTTTATCCACATTAATGTTTAGAGGAGGTCTTGGAAATATACCAGCCCTACCGGTAAATTATGGTATTGAGTATTTAAATAAAGAATATCTGGACTTTTTAAGAGATGGTGGTGAGTATGATGCTTATGACGACTCCATAGTTTATAGCTTAATAGGTCTTGATGACTTTGCTGGAAAATCCCTACCTGAAATAGCTTTACCTATTTTAGCAGGTCCCTACGGTCCTCTAGCAAAAACAATAACAAGGGGTGCTGCACTTGCTGGAAGAGTTAAAACAAGAAAAACACAGGATGCAAGAGATAGAGCTCAAGAAGAATTGACAAATAGAATTACATTTGAACTGCTTGGTCAACTTGGATTAATTCCTTTTTATAAAGATATAAGAAGAGGAAAGCTAAAAATTAGATTTCCAGAAGAAGGAAAAGATAAAATCTCTCCAAGTGAATTAAGAAAACTTGATCCAGATTTATATAGAAGATTGTATGAAAATGATTAATTAATTACATACCATAGTAATCCATAAAGCAAAACTATATTAAGTAAAAAAACTATAACAAAATTTAATTTAGGATTTTTCATAATTCCATTAAACAATTTATTGCCGTGTGTCCGCCAAACACTACACCACAACCTATTGCTTGCTTTTTAAAATGTTTAGCGTAAGCTGCTGCATATGAGGTGGTGTCTATGCCACACCCTACCTGCATACCAAAGATACGAAAATTTCTACCCACCATCCATTCACAATAAGCTTGCGTATGTATGTGACCCTGCACAGTTGACATCATATCGTTCTTAGCTTTTGTTCTCGCTGTTCCTCCCTCACCATGCACATACTGCACGTTATCATACACAGCTCTCTCTACCCAGTTCCATTTAGTTCCGAGCACCTCATTGTAAGATTTAATCCACATAGTCGGTATGTCTGAGGTCTGAGCTTTACGCATGACCATACGGTCATGGTTTCCTATAATTACGTCTGCTTTAGGAAAAGCTTTCCGCCATTTTTTTACAACTTTGATTGCATATTTCAATTCATCAGCGCCTCCTAATGCATCACTAAATGTTTCATGATAAGAGCTGTAATGATTGTCTATGATGTCGCCAATAAATATTACTTGATTGCAAAGATACTTTGCATAAGTTTCTTGACAGAACTCTAAGTATCCATCAAGTTCGAATGGTGCATGTAAATCACCTATAACCAATATTCTTCTTTCGTTGGTAGTTAAGTAATCGTATGCTATTTTTTTATTTCCTTTAAGCCTTGGTCTAAAATCGCTATATTTCATCGTGTAGGGAATCAGTTATGGTTTTAAGTTTTGATGTTATCTTAGAAACCTCTCCCTTAATTTCACTGTATTCCTGGTCGACTAATAGTTCATATATATTATTGACAGAGTCGTGTAGATCATCCATAATAAAATTTATGTTACGAATGCGCTTCTGTTCAACCGGAGAAATGTTCATAGTTATTATTGTGTTTCCCTTAACATCATTTCCCCCCAATACTTATCGATTGACTTTATTGCCTTATATATCCTTCTTGACTGTTTTTTTGCATTTAATATTTCTGTCTTTGTAGATTCTGCACCTAGATTACAATATATATCAGCATCGATTTCAAGCAGAGTATTTACTTTTTTTCTATCACTCCAACTTTTATAAGATAATATTTTGTCTAAGTCATCTACATTATATGACATAAATGCTAATGCTTTTCCTAAAGTTAATAAATTTTTTCTTTTGAATCTTTTAAATCTGCATATTTTTGCTTTAGGTTTATATGCCTATGTAATAGTGAATGATACCTTTCTCGGTTAGTTTTATAGCAGTTTCTAATCCAACGCCTTCTTTTTGTTTGATTAATTTTAGATTTGACCCTACGATATACCTCGAGCAGTCTGTGCTCTCCCCATAATTCTAAGTTATCGAACACTTTAAAAGAGTGTATTACTGTAGCATGGTTTTTATTTAAGGATGCTGCTATATCGCACAGGGGAAGAGTAGTAAATTCTCTACATAATCTAAAATAAATAGATCTTTGGTAAACAAACTCTTGTTTACGATTTTTTACAGTAAAGTCATTATCAAACTCTTTAATTAAAAGTTTCTTTATTTGATTCAATTCCATGGTCTAGTGTTTGATTTAAAAGTAAATAATCGAGATAATCATCTGAAGAAATAACCTGAAACCTAAAAAACAAAGGATGCATAGTCTTGCTATTGATGTAATCTATTTTAAAAAACAAAGGCTCTCTTAGTGGTACAACACCAGCTACAATACCTATTTTCTTAGTTGGTTTTTTTACTTGATTTTCCTCATACATATCTGATGCTAACTTATCGAGCTGCATAATTATTGCCGCACTATAAAGTGGTGGTAAATTTTCAAGCTCTTCAAGGAAGTCTTGCTCCATTTCATAATATCTTTCATCCCCTGAAAACCTCTGCTTTGAATCCATTTTTTTTTAATTCATTAATTCTAAATTCTTGAAGCTTAGATAGCTTGCCTTTCTTGTCTTTTATTTCATAAAACTCTATACCATAACTAGAGTGTAGGGCTAATAAATCTGGTATACCATTCTTATTTGTTTTTAAAAGCTTGATGACATAATACCCGGCCTCTTCAAGCTCTTTTATTTTTTTAGTTTGAAGTTGCTGTTCAGTCATTATACAAAGTTAATTAATTTGTTTGGATGTAAAACTCACTTTCATTCCCATTGAGAGTAGCTCCATCTTTATGGGTTAAGCCAATAGAGTTGTCGTTTAAAGTGCACCTTATATGATACCCCTGGTTTTCCCAAAACTCTACCTGATATATATCTGACATCCACCTAACTGGCTTGCCCTGATCTACTGCTTTTTTAATTTGTTTTAGTTTCATCTGTTTGTTTTTTTTCTTGTTCTGAATCTTTCTTAAGCTTGTCTAAAGCTTTGTCGTACTGAGGCATTCTTTTTATTGTTTCTAATGTGCCTACCGATAGGTTCTTTAAATTATAAAGTTCTTGAATTACCTGTTGCATTGTTAGCTCCAGTCTCTCTACTTTATTTTTTATTTGAATTAAAGTTTCTTCTTTCATATTTATAAACTTAGTAAATCTTTTTCAAAATGTTTTAAGGTGTAATCTTTTTTCTTGGTTACCGCCTTGTATATTTTATCTTCTATACCTCCTTCAGCGAATATCCAGTACACATCATTCTTAACTGTATCTTTGGTGGTCATCCTATCCCGTGATTGCCAATAACTCAAGGCAGAAAAATCTATATTGTAATACACTAGACAATTAGCTTTCCTCAAACTTATCCCTTCTCTTCCTGAAACAATTTGAAGTGCAATACTTTTGTTAGTTGAATCAAACTCATCTAGTTCTGTGGTCAAATCATCCCCATAGACTGATTTTAAGGCATCATACTCAGCTTTAAACTTATAAAAGATACCCACCTTCATGTCTGCAAATTCATTTCGTATAAACTCAGCTTTTGAAAAGTCAATTACCTGACCTTTTCCGCTCTCAAATTTAACAGTTCCTGAAAAAAGTTGATGTAGTTTCATCATTAACTTAACACTTGTATCGGCTAACACTACCTCATCTTTACCTTCTATAACTAAATTCTTTTTAAGTTGCTTAACCATGTTGTAGGTGAGTTCAGACATCTTAACTTTTAAGACTTTCTCCTCTATCTCAGCTTGAAAGCCAGCCTCTTTTTGAGTATAGCTTATCATGTATGGCTTCATTGCATCGAGTATAGTTTGCTTGCCTTGAGTGTAATCATTATGAGGCATTGATCCAATTTTTTTAAGAACAACATTGACATAAACCTTAGCAAACTTGTAAAAACTTTTGTAAGCTCTAAAAGGATTGTGAGGACAGGCATAGACCTGGTGATACATCTGACTAAAAGATTCAGGTGTTGGTGTGCCGGACATAAGTATAACAAAAGGTTTTTGTTTTGTTATAACTTCTTTAATCATCTTAGCCCTTTTACTTGGCTTTGGATATGCACCAAGTCCATGAGCCTCATCTAATACTAAACTCTCATAGCGTCCAGTTACCTTATGAAGACTTTCATAATTAACAACATTTAAATGAAAGTTAGGTTTTAATTTTTTATAATCATCTTCAATAGAAGAGATAGCTTTCTTTTTAGTAACAAACAACATGTTATCTACACCTAGCTTTTGTGCTATACCCATTGCAGTTAAAGTTTTTCCGGTTCTAACTTGCATAGACAGGTAGACAAATCCATACTTAACTAGCACATTAAATGCTTTATTAATAATTTCTATTTGATATTTTCTAAACTTCAAAATAAATCTTCATTTTTACTTGGTTGTGATTCTTCTTTTTTAAGCTCTATCCATTTACCTGTCATATCTCTACCCTCAAATGGTTTGACTCCAGTCTTATATATAC